GTCACGCTTCGGATCGGCAGGGGCACTAGTTACTGATTTAAACGCAATTACTGAGGCTGGCTTCTTTTGCCATTCTACAAACGCCGCTAATGCGGCAGGTGCAGCGGCTGGACTCGTAAAACACGAACACTATGATAGTAATTTTGCATACCAAGAAGAAATAATTTCTGGAATCAAAGGCAAGTTTATTAGAATTAAAAATGCCGGAATATGGGGAGCGTGGAGGCAGATACTTACTGGCGACTCAATAGTTTTATTGTGGTCAGGAAGTACATCAGCAGTAGGGCAGATAACCTTAACAAGTTCATGCACCTATACCTACGATGCCTTTTTAATAATGAGTGGAACAGGTACGAGTGCTATGTACTATTTAATCGAGTGTCCACCTCCAGGGAAATTATCACTTATATCATCAAATCAGGTTCTAAACTATTCTACCTGTACAGGCGTTGGGCAGTTACAAGGAGTAGATTCATCCGGATTATACCTTAACTTAGCCGTAACTGGTGGGCAACCACTTCGAACTATCTATGGAATCATAAGGGGGGATAGAGTATGAGAATAAGCGTACTAACTGACCAAAATCAGGCTATAACCTCTTATGGAGTATGTCTAAGTACAGATCACAACCCGTTGCCGAATGGGATCATAGTTGATACAGATATTGATATTGAGACGATTGTTGGAAATTATACTTTGCAAAATGGAATTCTAGTAATTATTCCAGACATTGGCTTGAGGGACGCTAAGCAAGCTAAAATAATTGAAGTTACTCAGGCATATCAAACAGAATTAAACGGTACGTTTCCATCATCAGCAATAGGAAACGTCTTAGTTTATGATTATAGCCTTGAGAGTCAGACACTTTGGAAAGAATTGAGGGACACAATAGGTAAGACCGTTGACGGTGGAGATTTGCCAGACAGCGTACTATTTCCTAATGGGGAGATGAGTATTACTCTTGCGGATAACACTAAAGTTCCTCACACAAGAGATCAACTTCAACAAGTTTTACAAGAGATTGTGAGTAGGAAACTTTCGTTATATCAGAAATTGCAGGATATGATTACTGTTGGTGGGCGTATTTTGAGCGCAGGGACAATAGACGAAGTAAATTTAATATCATGGTAGGAAGATATTTCTATAACCTCCTAATCTCAATAGACCAACTTATTAATACAATTTTAGGCGGCGACCCTGACGAAACAATGTCATCACGTATGGGAAAGCATCTCGCCAAGAGGGATTGCCCACTTTGTAATTTACTTTGTAGCTTGCTGAATCTAATTAATAAAAATCACTGTGTTAAGGCAATTGAGCCAGACGAAGGCAAAAACGCAACCTTCTAGTGAACATTTGACCCATTATGCACAGCAGAGACTTCTAGCGGAGTCTCTTTTCTATTCCCTCGAAAGGAGTTGATTTCATGGCAGCAGCCTTTAATCCTGCCCAAATTATGGCCAATAGAGCATCTACTCTACAATCAGGTCAAAGCGACCCATGGGTAACTAATCCATCATCTGCACCAGCTAGTCTGCAATCGTATATCACGTCTGCGAACTTAGCTAACCCTGCCCAACAACCCCAACAGCCCATGCAACAACTTGTTCAATCCCAACAGCCCATGCAACCTCAAGTCACAAATAACTCTGGCCAAATCAGCGATATGTTTAATCAGCAACTAGCCGCCGCACAATCCGCACTAAAACAGTCGATACAACAAAGCATGGGGCAATATCAGGACACAATCGCAAGCACTCCCGGCACTTACGATGCACTTCGTAACACTGTTCAGTCGAATTATAACAATGCTGTGACTCCTTATCAAGACACAATTAGCCAAGCACCAGGACAATATCAACCCCTCAGAGATCAAGCAAGTGCAACAGGCTATAAAAACCTTGCTAATCTCAGAGAAATGCTTGCTAATCAAGGGCAACAGGGTGGCGTTAACCGAACGGAGACAACTGCAGTAAACGCAGATACGGGTAATAATATCAATGCCTTGAATCTACAACAGCAGAACACGGTCAATGGTGCCAACAACTCAATAAGTAGTTTGAACAAAAATAAGGATTTGCAATTAGCCGATCTTGCCACACAGCAACAGCAGGTCATAGATCAAGCCAATAGGTCGATAGCATTACTTCAAGCGAATGGGAGTATGCAGGAAGCGCAGTTAGTAGCACAAAACGCAAGCGATAAACTCAATGCGTTAATTAATGAGTCAAACCGAGTAAGTGCAGCGAATTATACTCAATTACAGGATACTATTAATAACAATTATAGAGATAAGGCACTTGCCCAATCAGGAGATCAGTTCAATAAAACACTTGTCCAATCAGGAGATCAGTTCAATAAAACTCTTGCCCAAACAGCTACTAATAATTCCAATGCAATAGCGGAAAAATATGCAGCCCTTGGAGTAAAACAGGCAAAGGCAGGATCAAGTTCAGGATCAGGCTCTAAACCTCCTACAGCAACACAAACTAAAGCAGCAGCACAAGCAGAAGCCACAGCTCAGATTAACGCAGCTATAGCGGCAGGTGTGCTCCCTCATGAGATCCAACAAAACATAGATGCCCATTCTGCAATATTTAAGGATGCCAAACTTAGTGTTTCAGCACTAAAACAACAAGCATATCAAGCATATCAAGACTATCATTTCGCTAATGGTGGACACGCTGCACAGTAAGGGGGTGGGAATATGGCAGGATTCGATTTTAGTTTTCTAAGTAATGGCGGTCAAAACACACAACAGAGTCAGGATACCTCAACTTCATCTTCCCCCTCATCTGCGGCGCCTGATTTCAGTTTTTTGAGTAAGAGCTATTCGGCCCCTGTATCTTCTCCACCTCCTGCGCCTGTTCAGCCAAATGTTGTAGCAACGCCACATCAACCAAATATATTCGACATCATAGGGAATATAGGCAAAGGCATATGGGGTGGAATACAATCGGCTGCTCAAGGATATAAACAAGATGGCTCAGATATGCTCTATGCGGCTCAAAAGGAAGCAGAGGCTAGGGATGCCAGGTTAGGTATTACCCCAGTTAGTAGTGGGAAGAGTTATCTTGATCCCACGGCTAATAGCGCAGATTTAATGAGTCAGTACAATAACCTCCAACAAAAAGTACCTTATCAACCAACAGATACAGCCGGAAAAGTAGGGAGCTTCATTGGTAATCTAGTTGGTAATGCTCCGGCGCTTGCAGTAGGAGGGGCAACAACCGAAGGCATAGCGCAGAACATAATAGATGTGTTAGGGCCAACTCTAACCAATAAGTTAGCACCTGCACTCATCCCTTATGTTGAAAAATCAATTCAAGGGGCGGCAGGACTCGCGCCATTGGGGGTAATGGAGTCTAGGAAGTTACAGGACATCCCATGGAATGTCGTGAAAGATGCGTTAATGGGTGCTGCATTAGGGCCGGTATTCCACGGAGTAGGCGAGGGGATCAAATCAGGCGTAGACTATGCTAGATTCAATAAAGCGACTCAACTTCCTGAACTGCAACCTAATCCTCTCCAAGATGTGCAAAACCAATACCGCAATCCTAACACCTTGCGAGACGTAAAAGCTCAACAACTAGCTAATACCTTCGCCGATACCTCAAATAACTTAGGGCAAACAGGACCAACGTTATTAAAGCAAGGCATGAACCTATCTGAATTACTTCAACAGAAACAGGCTGATGCTCAGAGCGTGTTTGGCCAACCTAGAGACGTTAATAAGTATAGCTTTACTACTAGTGAACAAAGAGCATTTCAAGAGCTACAGGATGGCATACACACCGCACAGAACTATGTTAGGCATACTGATGTACTCGCACCATATCCACCGGGTACAACAGTAGAACAGGCTTATGCCGACGTAAAGGCAAACACTGGTGTTGATGTTCCTCAACTCATGGCAAATTATGAAAAGGCACAAAAACTGAGAACATCATTGAATTCTCAAGAATTACAGACGGGTAGGGCGGCAGGAGTTATACCTGATCTGAAGCCAAGGGATACGACAATTCCGCAACCCAACTTAGAACCACAACTCCATGGTACTCCACCCGAAAAACCTCAATCCCTACAATGGACAAACAAGGATCAAATACCCAAAGCTGAATTACCTTATCGAAGTTTAGTGAATGGGGAAAAGGTTCAACCTAAGTTACCGCCGGGGCCGGGATTGAAAACAAGTGCGGAACAACCTAAAGTAGGTTTACCTGAGCCTCAAAGTAAAATTATTATCGGCAAACAGAAAGACCCATTCAGTTTCAAAAATGCTTTGAATAACTTTTATACTAAGGTGGTTAATACTCAACAACCTATCATTAATGCCGCTAAGGTAGCTGGTTCTGATATGGGCAAATTAGCAAGCAATACGAAAAATGTTAGTGGAATTGTTGACCATAACTTCTTGACGGCAATGGCTGATAAAAACGGTGACAAGGTAGGGGATTCACTCAAATCAACCGTAGAAGTTATTCCTAAAGGGCAAGAAAAGGATTTCTGGACCTACATGAGTCAACGTCATAATATTGACCGTGCCAGAGAAGGAAAACCTGTTCAAGCTAGTCATACACCTAATGAGTCGGCGCAAGAGGTCAAGATTGCAGAACAAGTTCATCCTGAATATAAGGCAATAGGGGATAGCATTACTAATTGGATTGATAAGTTCATGCAAACTTGGGGAGTTGATACAGGAATTGTTAATAAGGACATCTATGATGGACTTCGTGAAACGTATAAGTCCTACTTTCCTACTCAAAGAGATTTTAGCGAGTTGGAAAAGTCCATCCCCGAAGGGTTAACTCAAAAGTTTGCCGATCAACGAACCCCAATTAGAAAGGCGACAGGTTCAAGTAGAGATATTATTAACCCTACCGAGAACATCATGAACTTGGTCAATCGGACGATAAGAACGGCCAAATATAATGAAGTCGGTCAAAGTTTATTGGATACTGTTAGGGAAGCTCCTGAGAAGATGAAACAATTTGCTGAGGTTATACCCGCTAAGGATGGGATGTTTGCTAACACTGATAATATCATCACAGTCCTTGAGAATGGCAAACCAACGTATTTGAAGATCAACAACAAGCCACTTCTCGATGCAATGAACGGATTGCCAAAGTCAATTGGGGAACTTCCCTTTAAGATGGGAAAACCAATTCAATTATTTAAAGACTTAATTACTCAGAAGAATCCTATATTTGCGTTAAGGAATATTTCGCGTGACATTCCGACAGCTTACGCCTTTGGTAGTGAGCCTAATCTCTTAAAGTTTGGGAAAGGTCTTGTTGGAGCAGGGAAGGATATATTGACCAATGGCCCGCGCTTACAGAAATATCAAGCCGTGGGTGGTGGTGGTTCAAACTTCTTTAGCTCTGGTGATGTACCAAAATCGGTTGCCGAATTGATGGGAAATAAAACTCCTTTAAAGGAAATGGTATTTCACCCTTTAAGAACTATCGGTGAATCAATGCCCGTAAAGGCAATCGAAAAATTTAATAATCTAACCGAAGCCGCGCCAAGACTTGCGGAGTTTAACCGTGTACTTGATAAGACTGGTGATGTCACAAAGGCGTTATATGCATCTAATGAGGTAACGGTCAACTTCTCTAGGGGTGGAAATATCACGAAAAATATTGATAAAGGAGTGCCGTACTTGAACGCTGGAGTTCAAGGACTTGATCGTTTTGTTAGATCATTCGCAAGCCCTAAAACTGCGATTGCAACAATTATTAAGTCGGGGGTTGCAGTTACTACTCCAACTCTTGCGCTTTACTTGGTAAATAAAGATAACCCACATTATCAAGCAGAGGATAATCGTACTAAGGATACCTATTTTCTGATTCCCAATATTACCGATAAAGACCAAAATGGTAATGCTAAAACATTTATTAAAATTCCTAAATCACGGGAATTAGGTGTTTTATTTAGTTCTTTATTTGAGAGAGGAATAAGAGCAGCAGAGGGACAAAAGGAACCATTTAAAGGATTTGGGAATTCTGTTGCTAATAACTTTTTTGTCCAAAACCCTATTACTCAAAATATTGCCGCTCCATTGGTGTATAACCTCGCAACAAATAAAGACTTTGCCAACCGTTCAATAGTGCCACAAGGTATGCTTATGGACAAACGTTCTCCTTATTTGCAATATGATGACAAAACAACTTCAATTGCCAAGGAGATAGGCAAATTAACTACTAACATCCCCGGCCTTCCTGGTGGACTATCGCCAAAACAACTAGACTATTTAGTGAAGTCGTATACTGGGATAATAGGTCAGTTTGGTATCCCTTTATTAACTCCTGGTGGTAGTCCCTTAAAGGCATTAAAACAACAGTTTATATCAGACCCAACATTTAGCAACCAAACCACGACAGACTTCTATGATAAACTTGACAAGCTATCAGCAGTCGCAACCGATAAAAACATCCTCCAAAAGATACCAAGTAAGACACTTACGCCAGAAGAGAGTATTAGAAATTCTATGAATGGGGTAAGTTCGGCATTAAGTAGGGGGAATAAGCTAGTTAATAAAATTCAGTCAAGCAACGACACGAATAAAGATGCCCAAATTAATGCAATCAAGACTCAAATGTTGTATTTAATGGGAAAAGCTAATTCAGCTAATGATCCAAGATCAATGCAACAGGTGGAGAATAGTGCAAAGAAATTGTTCACAAAATAAAGAGTAGGGTTAATTCCCCTGCTCTTTATTTTTAACTATGGTCACGTTTGTAGTTGTAGTTGATTTCAGACCTCATTCGTTGAATACTATCCCCACTTTTATCAAACGGAGGGAATCTTCTATCTAATTCCCCATACAACGATGCATTCACCTTATACCATAATCCTATAAAGAGTACTAATACTATGCACCATGGTATCTGTCCAAGATCAGGTAAAAAGATCATTGATACCCTTGTGATGTAGTTAAGTATCGGTAATATCCCTATAAACATTAGTAGATAGATAATACCAAAGATACGTTCCCAAAACTTTCTCGACTTTTCGTCGTCTGTCAACCGTGGTTTTCCACCTATTATTATCTTAGAATCCGGTACCGGTAGCGGATCTCCCACTTTCAAATTCTCCAATTCCTCTTTCATTCTCCTACCTCCCTTAATTACTTGGTGGTTTACACACCCTGCAGGGTACATAACCTGCTTTCTTGGCCTCTGACACATCCGAAAACCATACTTGATTAGCTTCCTTGATTCTCTTTGCCGCAGTACAACTTGGATAGTGGTATACGGTTGAATTTACACTCCCAACGTATGTATGTGCTGAAGTTAATGCTGGGTTACTGACGGTTCCACATCCAAACATCAACAGGGATAGCATTATAGCAATTCCGATTAAGGCTCCTTTACTCTTCATTTGAACACTCCTCAATTTTTTAACATTATTATACAATATTTAGCTGCCCTTGCGGTAGTTATTTTTTTATGGGTTTCAACGAAAGGAAGGCTAAAATTCGGAAAGAGGTGTCAAATTGGGAGAAGATGAAGATATAGAACTAGCCTTAATAAAACAAGAGGTAAACTTTCTAAAATTAGAAATAGCCTCCATTAAAACAGATGTCAAAGAGAAGTTCGACCGGATAGAAAAGAAATTAGATGAGGCACTTTCTGGAAGGCCAACGTGGGTGATAACTCTTATACTCGCTGGGTTAATGACCATATGCACAGGATTAGCGGTATTTATTTTAACGAAAGGGTGATTTATATGCCAAGTATTTGTATTGACCCCGGCCACAATAATTCAGGCGCTGACACAGGAGCCCAGGGTAATGGTCTACACGAAGAACTCTTAACACTAGACATTGCACTGAGGCTCAAACCCCTGCTAGAACAAAACGGAATCACAGTGATCATGACTAGAGACAGCGACTTTGTAAAAGGGCCCCACGGGGATCTCAACGAATCCCTCCAAACCAGAGTTGATATCGCCAACAATGCCAAAGTAGACTTATTCATGTCGATCCACATTAATGCATTCACGACCCCCGGAGCATATGGCCAGCAGATCAACGTATTCGGCAAAGGCGGCAAAGCAGAGGAATGTGCCAATAAAGTCCTAGCTCAATTAATCTCCGCATCCGGCTTCCTTAATCGTGGCGTAGTCGTTAAAAATGATGAAGTTCTACGCGATACAACTATGCCAGCAATTTTGACGGAGAATGGATTCATTACAAATACGTCTGATGCTGCCAAACTCGCCTTACCGGAGTTTAGGCAAAAGCTCGCCGTAGCCCACGCAAAGGGAATCTGTGACTACTTTGATCTTACCTACAGGGAAACAGCTCCTAGCCCTATTATATCCCCTCCTGTAGTGGATAAAACATCTCAAGCCATTGCCTTATTTGAAGAAGGATTAAGAATTTTGAAAGGAAATGATTAACATGACCATGACCATCCAAACCCTAACCACATTAGCCCAAACCTATTGGGGAATTATCGCAGTCGTTCTATTCTTCGGCTTTTACTCTATTTTCCATTGGCAAAACGCTAAGAAGATCATCCTAGGACTAATGTTCCAACTCGAAAAAGAATCGGTGACATTGGCTATTTCAACAGGCGATGCTAAGTTTCAGTTCGTAGTTGATAAAGGCTATCAACTTCTACCTCAAGGCGCTAGAATTTTTATCACTCCTGCCATGTTCGAGTCATTAGCACGAAGCATGTATGACCAAGCGAAGAAATATATAACTAAGTATATGCCTGTCACAGCTCCCACAATAGCCCCTGTTGCCCCTGTAGTCGTTCCTGCTAGTATTCCTATTCCAGTGCCCGTTGTAACACCCGTGACGGTTTCTGAACCAGTTGTTGATAGTGCGACAGTTGATTCACAACCTATTATTAATCCTTAATGGTAAGTCGGTGACAAAATGACACCGGCTGCATAAATATGGTATATTATAAATGTGTAGTGACGGAATAAGGTAGACGTTATCAGTAGGCATACAGCTCTGGAATGGTAACCAGGTAAAATAATCCGCTGGCTAGCCATGTAGAGTGCAAATCTCTACCTACACAATATCCGTACTCCGGTAGGCCGGAACGAATGCCCTGACTTAATTGGTGGGGCTTTTTTTATATCATTTCTGATACGGAAATGTTAGGTGCTTCAGTAGTGTAAGTTCGCCTCCGCCATTGAAGCACCTAACAGTTAATTCGATGCTAATCTCATCGTCTTGAACCTCGTTAACAACAACCGTATCAACATACTCCTGAAAGACTTGCTTTCTATCGCCGTCATCGGCGGATAGGAGCTGGTCTTTTTTGGCGTTAAGTACTTTTATGAGAATTGATTCATCAATTGATTGTGTGTCAGCTATAACATTCATTTTTGCAAGCTGTGATTCAAGAAAAGTTTTCTTCTCATTTGATTCACTTATCTTTTGGGCATACAAGTGTTTTTCCGGTGTTCCTTCGCCGATCAAATCCAGCCAATTGTTTATTTTAAGCGCTAGTTTATTAATTTCCTTTTTTATTGGTTCTATTTCACTATTAATATTCCTTTTTCGTTCCGAGTAGAGTTGTTTAACCCTATCTGCTATTTCTTTCATGCTGTGGTCATTGAAGCAAGTCACTACTAATTTTTCCATAACCAATTTTTCTAATATGTCTTTATCAATCCCTTTGTTTCCGCATTTCCCCGAACATTTGTAATATGCATAGTGTTTTCCTCGGCTATTATAGCGTTCACCAAAGTAATTAGAGCCACAGCTACCGCAAGTAACCTTTCCACTAAGCAGATAAACTTCTTTCGCCGTCATACTTCCGCCTGTTCGCTGCCTTTCTTTCATTAAGGAATTCACCCTTTCCCATAGTTCAACTGGAATAATGGCCGGTATCACACCAGGTATTATTGTTTGTTCTTCTAAGGGTTTTTTAGTGTGCCCGTTTCGCTTTCCCTCCGCGTCTTTCTTAGTCGAAACGTCCCAAGCATAATCACCTTTGTACTTTCGGTTATATGCCCACGTGTCAAAACTGGTTATTTTAAACTTATCCCCGGTATATGTTCGAAATCCTTCAGCGTTAATTCGTCTAGCGATTTCAGCTAAAGGTATGCCAGCGATAACCCCGTTGAAATACATTTGGACTGCCTTATACTGAGTCTCATCAAGCTCATACTTTCTAGTAATAGGATTGACCTTTAAACCATAGGGGGCGCGGCCTCCGTTGTGTATCCCAGCTTTAGCGTTTTCTTGCAATCCTTTTCTAACTTCACGTGCAAGGTTCTTCGAATAATATTCCGCCATACCTTCTAAAACAGATTCTAGGATAACTGACTCTGGTGAATCATCTAGTTGCTCCAAAATGCTTTCGAGCCGAACATTATTAACTTTTAATTTTCTCTTATAGGAAGCTGAGTCATACCGGTTACGGGCAAACCTATCAAACTTATGTACGATAACTACGTCGAATAGACTAAGGCCGCTGTCCGCTATCATTTTTTGGAAGCCAGCCCTGTGATCTGTGGTCGCAGTTTTGGCTTCGTCGGTATACACGTTCGTAAGAACGTAACCTTTATGTTGGCAATATTCTTTTACAGCACCAAGTTGCGCTGTAATGGATTCTTCCCGCTGATTGTCTGAGCTATACCTTGCGTATGCCGCTGCGCGAATTGCACTCATGTTCAATACCTCATATCTTAAGTATAGTCAATCATCAAATACTTTGAGTACCCCAAGAGGGTCAAAGTAAATAAGATAGTCTTCCCATTCGGTGTATAAACCGTATTTCTCTTTGTAATGGTCGATAGCTTGGTCAAGAAAATCTTCGGTCACTTCTAAGAATTCAGCTAGCTCATAACGGTTGAGTATCGCGACCTTATAAGCTTGTATAAAGCCTTTTAACGGCACCAGTTTTTCATATGCCCAATTTCTTGCCCTTTTCTCCTGCTTAACACTCGTGATCTGCTTCTGATCAAGTATATTTCCAGACGATGTGTGATAATGTCCCATCTCTTCGGCAAGGACGCATACTTTTTCTGTGTTCGAGGGTAGTCCTTGATTAAGCCAAATTACATTATCGCCGTAAAGACCTCTGATCCGAGATCCCATGGGGTTCTCGGATACTTCAACGTTTAGCCTGCCTGCCTCGTTAATAAGCATTTCATATTGCATGGCGTCACCTCAGCTTTTAGCGTTCCGTTTCGAGCATACAAACTCTTTAAATCTTTCGATATCTGTTAATTCTTCTTCCGTCCACTCGTCCCCGTCGTGGTGAGCCGCTATTGTTTCAACGTCAGGGATTTCACTTTGTGCGTCTTGAGCTTCAGCCTCTTTGAAAGCCAAATATTTATCAACATCACCCCCAAAATAAGATGGTATTTCCTCATCAAACAAATCGTACTTAACAAGAAGTGCTGGAAAGGACATGCCAAAAAATTTTGTTATTTTGATTGCTAGCTCCTCAGTTAAAGGAACAATACCGTCTTCGTATTGGGAAAGTTCAAATTCACTTAGCCCAACCATTCCGCAAAGTTCTTTTTCGGAGAGTCCTTGATTCTCTCGTTCCTGTTTTATGGCGGGACCCACGTCATAGATATCACCTCGATCGAGCAAATAATCTATAGATACCTTCAAATGATTCGCAACTTTTTGAAGCTTGTCTGCGGTCGGGGAACTCTTAGCCCATTTGTATATTGCTCCTTTTCCAAAACCTAAGGTTTGCTCCAGCCTTGGTACGGAAGTTCCGATTTCTTCGCAAAGATGCTGAATGTTTTCTAACAACGACATTTTATAAATACCTCCTTTGTAAAATAAGGACTGAAAAGATTCATGAAAAGCATTGACTTCATGAAAGTATTCATGTATTATTACGTTAACAGCTTGGATATCGTCGAAAGGGCAACAAAAAACCAAGAGTCACGCCAGACCCATTAAAAAAATCGTTCCCCAACGAGTTTTAACTGGTGTATTTCTTATACCCAATATTAGAATATATTCTGTTGCTTGTCAATATCTAAGTTTACTGTTTTTAACAAAAACATTAGGGAAGGAGGAATAAAGCCGCCATGACTATAGTTGAGCGTATCAAAATCCTTTGCAAAAAACACAACACATCTATACCAAAGCTGGAAAAAGAGTTTGGGTTTGGTAATGGGGCTATTTATAAGTGGGATGTGAGTCGTCCAACCGTCGATAAAGTTCAAAAAGTAGCCGAGTACTTTGGCGCGACAATTGATTCTTTAGTGCGTGGAAACGATAACCGGATGCCAGAGAATCGTGAATCGTTTGATAAAGATTCACTGCTCAGACGTATTAGAGAATCGGATATGAACGTCGGCCAGGTAATTACCGTATTAGATCAAACCAAATCGGCTGTTCTAGACGAAACTCCAGTAGGGAATTAGTTTTTAAGTAACCAGATGGGCGGTGGACCAAAAAAAATGAAAAAGCATCCAAAACTAACCATCACTGTCAAAATCATACCTCATCCGAATCCACAGCAAGCGATTGACTTAGCTGCGAATTTATTTCTAAAGAACTTTTCGGAAGAAATAGAAAAGTGATCATCCAAAAAGGAGGGAACCATGAGCGAATTAGTTTTCTTAGAACCTGACGATCTGAACGAGATACCCTTTACTACATCGAAACTCATTGCTGAACATGGAAAAGTAAATCATCATGCTGTCACAAAACTCATCCAAACCTATGAAGATGACCTAAAAGAGTTTGGAATACTTCGTTTTAAAATCGAAGAAATCAAAGGCAGAGGTCAACCGGAAAAGTATTATCATCTCAACGAAGAGCAATCAACCTTATTTATCACCTACATGAAAAACACTCTCCCTGTTCGACAATTCAAAAAAGCCCTAGTTAAACAATTCTACCTAATGCAAAAAGAACTCATCAATCGCAGGGTAACGCGTCAAATCGGAAAGCAAGCGCGGGAAGCCCTAACCAACGCCCTCCATGGATTACCCGAAAGCCCACATAAGGACATGAAATACAAGCACTACACGGACCCCGTTTACAAGATAGTGTTTGGCAAAAATGCGAAGCAACTCAGAGAGGACTACGGGATTGAAAAGTCTGAAAACCTACGTAACCGGTTCACATCTTTGGAATTGGCGCAAGTCGAGAAGATCGAAGGGCAAATCAGTTCGTTGATTAGCCTCGATTACGATTACAAGACGATCAAGGACATTGTTTCAAGGAAATATCTCAAAACGGCTTAGTTTGTGAAAAAGCGGGTTAGTGGAGAGGAGTTTAAACGACAACACGTTCATATTTTAAGGACTATAGATGACTTGACTGCATCCACAAGTGGAGTCAGTACAGGGTTTACTGCCCTGAACTTTCAGGAGAGTAAATACAAAGATTCCTCTGGAAAATGGAATAGGGAATACCTTATGACAAAAGATGGATTCACGATGGTTGCAATGGAGATTAAGGGAGCTAAGGCCAGGGCATTCAAAGAAGCGTATATCAACCGCTTCAACCAAATGGGATCTTTCATAAAGTCCCTCCAGGCTACAAAAATAGAATTTCCGGCCTTTACAAGTGCAATCATGGACGCCCATGAGGAACCCAAGCATTACCACTTTAGCAACGAGATCAACATGATCTACCGGATAGTCCTGGGGGTGGATGCAAAGAAATTTCGGGAGTTGAACGTGATCGAGAAAGGAGAAGTTATTAAACCCTACTTAACTCTAGCACAGATTCAAGCTGTTGAGACCCTACAGCGAGTGGATATTGGGTTAATTATTGCGGTACCCGACTACGAACAACGCAAACAAACGCTGAACAAATATTATGAGCACTTGACATGTAAACGAATTGCGTAGAAGAGGGTGAAAAATTGGAAGATGTTCTTTATACCGTGTCTGAGGTCTCAAAGCTTATTAAAACTAATCCTGCATACGTCTATGAATTAATAAAAGCGGGGCATCTTCAAGTATTGAAATTAGGGAGCTTAAAAGTAAGAAGAGCTACATTGCTGGAATTTCTTGAAAAGAACGAGGGCTATGATCTTACAAATCCACATGAAGTAAAGAAATTAGAGACAAGGGAACACAGATCAGCCTAGTTTGTGAAAATGTTGGTCACCGAGAGGAGGTGAAAAACTCATGAAAGCAATTCGTAAGTTCTTACTTAAATCCAGTCGAGTTCGTAAGGTCGTTGCCGAGTCTAAACATCGCATGAAGGATCAAGCCAGAGCGGAACACCTGGTCGAAGCAATTTTCCGTGGCGGGTGCATGAAGCTGTAAGGCAAGCAAACGAGAGGGAGGTGACAAGGCTGATTCAATACGTCGATGATCGCGGTTGGACTTACTTCGTCAGGGCAGGACTGGGAGAAAACCAATACAAAGCGTTTTACTGCAAACCGGGCAAACGCCCACACGCCTACAAAAATTTAACCTGGCGGGGAACTCCGGATCAAGCACAGACGGATCTTAACGCACTGGCCTACGCAAAAGGGTGGGGGACACATAAAAAAAGCAGCCCCTCAGAGGGCCGCTAAGAAAATCATTCATTGGTATTATACCACAAATTATGAAAGTGAGGATGAATTATGTTAGGTTTCAAAGGTTTTGATAAGGATCTTAAGTGCCGAGGATTTCAGTATCAAGTAGGTGGAGAGTACGAAGAGGCTGAGGCTATTGCCTGCCGAAAAGGATTCCATTTCTGCGAAAATCCCATGGACGTTCTAGGCTATTATCCTCCCGCCGAAAGCCGTTTTGCAACGGTTGAAGGTGACGGAGAATTGGATCAAGACAATGACGACAGCAAGGTTGCTTGTACGAAACTGAGAGTCGGCGTAGAGATCGGCATTAGCGGTCTTATCTCAGCGGGCGTGAAATTCATGCTCGATCGCATCAAGTGGGACGATTGCAAAGAATCCAACACAGGCACCCGGAGTGCCGCCACGAACACAGGCGACCGGAGTGCCGCCACGAACACAGGCTACCAGAGTGCCGCCACGAACACAGGCGACCGGAGTGCCGCCACGAACACAGGCGACCGGAGTGCCGCCACGAACAC